ACATCTCTGTACGGGTGGGGACACTGTAACGCTCACTTAGAAATGTTCACCATCGCGGGCGAGACATCACAGGATCCCAAATGTGGTTGTTCTGTATTCAAGAGAGGTAGGATCAGTTCCAACATCAGGGTTTGTTCGCTCCCACCCGGTTCAAAGTTCCCATACCGAAGAGTCGCAACCAATGCGCTGACCGTCTTGCGAGAGACCAGCGATACATCATGGACAACCGAGTCCAATCGGGGCTCGTTTGCAAGCTCAGGGTGCGCCACTCCTCAAATCCAACGACCAACCTGTGTGTGTCCGGCAGACATTCCAGCCCTGTGCGCGGTGGAAGCAGACCCCTTGGGTAACTCCAGGGTCCGATTCCATCGCCACTTCGGATGTCAGCGGTTCTCACAAGGTTGGTTCACAACTGATGAGCTAGTTGGATTCTATGAGGTGGAAGGCTACGCATTTGCACAATCCGGTAATGGTTTGACAGAATGGTATGGTTTGCAAGACACCGCCATAGCCATGGACTTCACCGGGGACCATACCCGAGGGCATTGGTTCAATGGCCGAGTAGTGAAGAAAGTAGACTACGCGACAGATCAGGGCTTCGTGGACATGACAGATCAGGGTAATTCCGATTTGCCACCCAAGCCGCCGCCCCAGTCGGCCTTTTCCTTTCGGCATCCGAAGCCGCACAGCGCCCATGCCATCTTCGACCTGACAGTTACATGTATCAAAGGCGGATACACAGGCGAAGAGGCCATGGAGGCAGGGGTTACCAATGCACTAGTCCTCGTGGGAGATTACCTAGGAAGCGGAGATGATTCTTTCAAAGGTTTCAGACGTTGGTGCCAGAACCACCAACCTTTACAGCAGGTGTTCCAGTTCACCGAAACGCTATGTGGTACCAAGACTCCACCTCCTAGCCCCAAAAAGGGGTTGGCTAGCCTATTCAAACCAAAGCTCGGCGGGTCAACCGATTCTTTCGGGCGGGTCATTCCTCCGATAAGACAGCTTAGGAGAACGGGCGGGCCGAGACCTTTAATTAAAGGGCCCACTGGCATAGACAACCCGTTCATGAGGGAATTGCGTAATGCGATCCAAGGGATGCATGTAGAGGAAGAGCCCGAGCTGGTAATCACACACGAGCAACAGCTGGAGATGGACCTGGCCAAAGCCCGCCGGCAAGATGAAGATGCCATCATTGCTTCGAATCGAGCAAGGGTTAGAAATGCAGCGAAAACCACAGACTGCAAGACACAATGAGAGACAGGCCCGAGGGGCGTGACAATTGATCACATCTTTCATCTTGCAATTCGCGGTCATGTGATGTTTCAACATTCGTCTCATGCAGGGTAACTCCGCATGAGAACACATGACCAATGGAATACAAGCTGGCTGTCGCTGCATTCATTCCCCGTCCAAACATCATCGAAACCGAGAGAGGACGTGACTTTCAGTGTAGGAGAGAGACAACCAGAGGTCAAGTCAGAGGAAGACTAAAAACTCCCAGAGGTTAGACCTCAAAATCAGAGGAAGATTCAAAACTCCCAGGAATTAGATTCCAATCAGAGGAAGATTTAAAACTCCCGTGGATTAGATCCACACCAGAGGAAGGTGTAAAACTCCCGGAGGTTAGACCTCGGTCAGAGGAAGACTTGAAACTCCCAGGGGTTAGACCCCAATCAGAGGAAGATTCAAAACTCCCAGAAGTTAGACTTCACAACAGAAACACCCTATCAATAAGATGCGGCTGCGTCAAGGAACTAGTTCCGGAAAGGTAAGCTCATTCCATATTTTTAGTTCGCCAGAAATGGCGTCACGAAATATGAAGTGCGGCCGTCAGGCTGGAAACCCAGGTGAAAACCCTGGGTTGACACTTAGCGCCACGTCCTTCGTAATACGGAGCCACGAGCGCAGATGCCGGAAAATTTTTCTTTAAAACAGACTCCAACGGATAAGGTGTCGATGGACCTCGAATCAACGAGAGCCGAATCAGGGATACCTGACCATCGAATCTGACAGCCAATATCGTTCACGAATTGAGCACTGATCATACTAGGGTAAGATCACAGAACAATGTTTTGTTATGCTTAAGCCCAAAAAGCAGCGCAAGCCCAGTGCGATAACTGATGTTGGCAACAATACCACGAGGAAGAGGTGACTTTCGCTTCTTCCTTTGTCGTTTGTAGGAATCGTCTGCTACAGCTATTCCTATCTCCTAAACGGCGACAAAGGCAAATTCGCTCTTCTAGTAGCGTTGCCCTCGTGGCGTTTCAATTCTTAATTTTCTTTGACTTGAAACATCTCAAACTCGACTCAGACAATCAATCGCAAGACCATGCGTGACTACGGATGTGATTATACCGTGAACTGAGTGGCGAGCCCCCGTGAGAATCATATCACCTAGGGGAAGACCAAATGGCCGACCGTCAAGCCGCTCCCTGAAATGGAAAGTAGCGGATCAAGCGTGGAAAGGTTTACATCAAACAGAAGACTCTTTTTTTCACCACTCCTCCAGACAACCAGCAACCAACCGACAAACTCCCGTGCCCTTCGAAAGCTCTAAATCCTATTTACCCTGTGTAACCTCAGCCTAAAAACTGTAAACTCCCGAGGACTGGATAGAGGCAAGATCGCCGCCTGTGTAACCGCTCGCTCCATTGTTGGCAATCGGAATTGAGTGGTGGAATCTTTGAGATTTTCACCTACCCAACGCGATGACGTACCATTCTTCATAACCATTCAGTCCCACCAGTTGCCTCCTCGCGGAAAATCATATTGTAATAAGAGTAGAGTATGTTCTAGTAGCAGTCACAGACACCGAGTGGTCCAAGACAAGGAAATGAAAGAATGGCGATCCTCCCCGGACAAGGTTAAAA